TCAAAAACAGCACTATCGTGAATTAAACAAATTGCTTTGTCTCCAAAATTATCTAACGACCACATACCAGGTTCTAATACTAAGTCACCTGATGCAGCCTCGCCCCACCCAACAAAGTCAGTAGAGTTTGTTACAGTTGCTCCATCTGAATGAGAAGATCTTGTAGAATTTCTAACCGCTCTAGTTATACCTGTTAAATTATTTCCAGAAACTCCTGTGTAAGAAATTTCTTCGTTACCAACTTGAATAAAATTTGTACCTGTGCTAGGAAATTGTGAGGCATCGGTCAAAGTGATTGATGTTCCTGAACCACCTGTTCCTGCTGTGTCGTCTAACAAAGCACCATTTAAAGTTGTAGTTGATGCTCCAATCTCTTCTCCACCCCAAGTTCCTAGCGACCAACCAAAACCTTTTGCTTGAACAGCTGGACCTACAGGATAATAATGTTGTACTCTTATACCACCAGATGCTGATGCTCCAGATCCTGATTCGTTTGAAGGCATTGTAATTGTTATTGTGGTAGCAGATGGCACAGTTGTAACCATAAATTTTTTATCATTAAAATCTGATGCAGCAAAATTAGAATTAGTAATAGAACTAAAACTGTCTAATAAAACTATATCACCAGCAACTATGCCATGAGATGTTGAAAAAGTAATAGTAACTGTAGGTGATCCGTTAGTTGTGCTAAATGCATTTGTTAATGTTGTCGTAGTTTTGATAGGATGTATGTCATAAAACACACCTCCTGAATAAGCGTATAAAATTCTATTAGTTCCTATGATAGAGTATTTGATTGAAGTAGAACTAACAAAATGATGAAGACCTCTACCTGCTCCAGTTAAATCGTTTGTTCCTCCTAGTTGTTTCCAACCACCTATTTTTTCTGGTGTGCCATATCTAAATCTAACATTATCACAGTCTACCCATTGACCTTCTGCTCCTGTGGGTGTAAGTTGTTTATTAATTCCTGGCCGAAATCCAATTTTTTGTAGCATAATAAATCCACGTATATCAAATTTATTGTTTTTTTAACAGAATAAAAGCACAGAAATTGTGATGTGGTAGAAACTTCTATACTAAACTATTTTTTAAATTTAGCATCTTTAAACCAAGGAGGCAAACCTAAATGAGGTCTTTTATCGTATTTATTTTCTTCTGCAAAATCAGATAAAGCATTGTTATAATGTAAAAATACTTGACAGCATTCATCTCCCTGAAAAGGTTCTCTCCAATGTTCTAATATACAACCCTTATAAACCAACATATCTCCTGGTTCTAATATAACTTGAATGTTTTTTTTGTTACTTAGTTTAATAAATATAGGCCATAAATCTCCACCTAAATTCATTGTAGTAGATATCTCACAAGACGATCTATCTTTGTGTCTTTTTAATTCATTACCTTTAGCATACATTCTAGTGTAAGAATAAGTTGGTATTAATTTTATTTTTGTGTGCTGTTCCATAATTGGTTGCACTTTTAATAATAAAGCATCCATAGCAATATCAGCATAATGTGAAAAAGAACCTGGAACTTGACTGTCATTCCAATGTCCAAAGTATTCTGTATATGGAGAAACAAAGCCACTATGTAAAACTGTGTATGCTACATCTTTTTTTATAGAAAAATAATTATATAAAAAATTTGCAAGCTCTTTATTAATTGCTTGTTTTATAACTAGATAATGATTTTTTTGAAAGTTACTCATACGTAATAATTAAAATTTATTGCTATTCTAAATGGTTCATCTGTACAATTTGTACCAGAGTGTTCTTTAATACTATCAAATATTAAAATCTTATTTTTTTTGCTAGTTACTTTTTTACTATTATTTTTAAATATAGTAAATCCATTATTTGTATTTACATAATATACTGCTGTTTTTAAATTTTTATAATTAAAATCTGTGTGATAACCGTGTATTTCTATTTCATTTGATTTATGTATTAAATTAGTTTTAATACGCACTAAAGCTTTTGGTTTTAAATAATTTAAAATAGGTTTTAATATATTAAAAAAATCACTTGTAATTTTATTATCATCAAAAAAAATATGTGTCATTTGATAATCTTTTGTATTTGAATCAAAAACTATTGGATTTAAATAATAAGGAAAATGATTATTTTTAAAAACAGATTCTATGTAATCTGCATCTTCTTCTTTTAAAATATTATCTTTAATTTCAATCATCTAAAAGGGTGTCCCAAAGTCCATACAACTAAACTATAACGAAGTCCATCAGTCACAGGTTTTACCTTATGTAACACATAAGATGGAAATACAATTATAGAACCTTTTGGTAAAAAATCTTTTACACTTTCTATTTTTGTTTTTTCTCCTTGAAAATATTTAAACATAAGTTCTCCTCCTTTGTAATCGTTAGGATTAGATAAAATAATTACAGCAGATATTTTTCTTGTTTTACCTCTCCAATTTATATTTTCACAGTCATTATCAAAAGGTTTAGGATATTCATCAACATGCCAACCATAGTGTTGATTTAATCTGTATTTTGTAAATTGAATACTTTCTAAATAATCAAAGTGATAGTTCCAACCAGCTTGTTTATTTGCTTCAATTAAAAAAGGTCTTATTTCTCTGTAAATCCATTCTTGATCTAACCAAGAAACATTTGAATTTCTTTTTTTTAATAATTGTTTTTTTTCTTTTTTATTTAATTTTTTATCTTGAGTTCCACCTGTCCTAGCTAAAATTTCATTTTGTGAGTTTCCATATTTTATTACTTCGTCGCAAAATAAATCAGAAAAAACATTTTTAAAATAATAAAAAGTATTCATATTAAGCTATTTGTAATTCTACAAAAGAATCATTTTTTCCAACTTTTCCTACAGGAAAAAAATTACAAGCAATAGAGTACCTTGTTTTCTTTGTTAGGTTAGGTTTTATTTCATGAAATACATCTGCCGGAAATATTATTAATTTATTTTTTTTAGGTTTAATTTCAAAATAAGTGCAGTTATTAGTGTTCCATTCTGTAGAATTGCAAAACAAATTATTTAATAAACTATTTTTAAAAACTATTTCAGAAGATTCATCAAAATAATAAACAGCACTAAACATACAATTAGAGTGTGCATGACTTGCACCAGATGTTTTAGGTTTAAATTTAGCAACCCAAGAGGCAGGTATTATGAAATCATTTGCTATTTTATATATTTCTTTTTTATACTGATAAAAACAATTTAATATTTGTTTTTTTAATTCAGACAATTCTGGTTTGTTTAATATTTCTATACTTACTGATTGTTGTGATCTTAAATAATCGTGGTTGATAAAGTATTTTTCTTTTTTAATAGTGTTTAAAATTTTTTTAGTATCAATATCTAAATAAAACACCCCAATATGTTTAGCAAATAAACTAACTGTATTCATTTCTAAGTAAGTTATAACTTAGCTTTTATAAAAAGCAAGTTTTAGAGTTATTCGGATGTTAAATCCCAAGTAGAATTTGTAGCATTCCAAACATAATAATTATTATTTTCGGATCTTGCTGACCATCTTGCATTTGATTCTTCCCATAAAGGTCCACTTAAAGGTGGGTCGTTATTTAAAAGATTACTTTGAACAGGCATTGCGGTTGGTGCTTGCCAATCATCATCAGAGTTTAAACTCCAAGAATCATAAGGCTTAACACATATAAATTTATTTTTAGAAGAATCATAATAATGATTATTTTTACCTGGGTATTGTTTTCGGGCATTAGCATTATAAGAACATTGTTTCCAATAAGTAGCAGGATATGATCCACTAAATTCTGCTAACAAAATAGGATCATTAGGAATATTGTTTTGCACCCAAGTTTCAGCTTCTGTAGAATATTCTCCGCCATTAGCATTTACATCATCATTAGAAACAACAACTGTTCTAATTACAACATTATCTGATTGTTTAATTTCTGCAAAATGTGCCATATTATTTCCATAAACTTTCTTTTTTATAATTAAAAACTTCTTTTAATTTCCAAACTCCACTTGCAACAAAAGCACCAGCACCGGGTTCATTTACTATAACTACACCAGAACCTCCAGCTTGACCATCTCTACCTGGACCGCCATAAGCGTTTCCGCCACCACCACCTTTGTTAGCAGTTCCAGCACTTGCTTGACCTGGACTTGCACTTGGACCAGTATCAGAATTTCCTCCTCCACCTAATCCACCATAAGCTATTTTTTGAACAAAAGATCCTGGTTGATTTGTACTAGTATCTTCACCTGTACCAGAACCACCTGCACCGCCACCAGCATAATAAGTTGTGGTTCCTGTTATGTCTGATTCTTTTCCTATACCTCCAGCAATTGTATTTGGATAGGATCCTTGCGTACCTGTGAAACCAGCGCCTCCGCCACCTCCACCAGCATTAAATTGAAAAGCTGCTCCAGCTTGACCTTCTGATGGATCAAATGATCCTGCATTTCCATCACCGAATCCATTAGCACCTGGATTAGTACCACTACCTCCTCCAGATCCGCCGTTTCGACCCACGCCAGTTAGTGCTCCACCACCTCCACCTCCTGTTGAAGAAATTGGAGATGCAGCACCAAAAGTAGATGTAGAACCATCAGTTCCTAAAGTACCGGGAGAGCCACTTGTGCCAGCTCCACCACCACCAACTGTTATTGGAACATTTGAACCTGGGAAAGGATGTCCTGGAATATCTCTAAAACCTCCTGCTCCTCCTCCGGAGCCACCGCCACCACCGCCGCCGCCTCCAGCGACTACTAAAATTCTACCAGATGATAAAGTAGGTGTGAAAGTTCCTGGTGAGTTAAAAGTTGTAACTTTATCGCCTAGGGTTGGATCGTTAACTACACCAATGATTCCGCCATTTGCCATAATTAATTAACCTCCTATGCGTCGTCTAATACTTCATATGAAACATAAAGCGTTAAATCTGAAGCTGCGCTTGCTCCGCCTTCTAATACATCACCTTCTTCTAAATAGATAGGTGAGTCTGCTAAAACTAAAACCGCATCAGCTGGAACTGCAACAGTGCTAGCTATTTTAAAAAGAGCTCCAGATACAGATGATCCTGTTGCTGCTGAAGTTCTTGTTGCTTTATCAATTCCTACAGTTACAGTAGCTGAATTTGTTCCATCAATATTTGCAACTGAAATTCTATTAATTTTTACTAATTTATTTGATGCTACAGTTATTAAAGCTGTAGTAGTAGTTGTGCCCAATTCAAAACCTTGGGACTCTCCTATAATTGATGATACCGATACTATATTTGGTGCTGCCATAATTTACTCCTTTTATCCGAAAATTAAAGCCATTGCAATAGCTTTTCCTGTTGAAATTCCTGCTGATCCAAAACTTATAGTTCCAGAACCATCTGTGATTAGGGCCTGATTTGCTGACCCATCAGCATTTGGAAATGTAAGTCCATCAAGAACAATATTTCCTGATCCGTTTGGTGTGATAGTAATATTACCACCTGCACCATCTAGTATTGTAATTGTTCCTGAATTAGTTCCATTATTTGTACTTAATGTTAAATCACCAGTCCCTTGAGTGGTAATAGTTGCATTTGCATTATTGTCTCCCACTTGAACTGTATCTGCACCAAGATTAATATCTCCTGTGCCGTTTGGAATAATATCAATGTCAGCGTTTGAAGTTGATACAATATCATTTCCATTAACATCTAAGTCACCACCTAATTGTGGTGATGTATCATCAACAACATCTGATATACCAGTTCCAATAGCTAGTGTATCTATATCAGGGTTTGTACCGTCGTTTGCTGTTGCAAAAACAATTTTATCGCCTTTATTTGTAGATGAAAAAGTAAACGAGTCTCCTGAACCAGAAGCATATTTAAATTGTACTGTATGTGAACCAGAAGTAGAATTTCTTAAAAAATAAAAAGTTTGAACATCTAAAGGTATTGTTACAATTTGATTTCCTGAAATTGTTCCGGTAAATTCTATCATTCTATGAGAAAGTTCTGCACCAGTTGATCCATCACTAACAGATAGTGCAGTTGTTTGAGCTCCACCATTAATATCTTTTGCAATATAACCACCAGATATCTGTTCTATAATTTGTAAATTTGTATTAGTTTTTGTCCCCCACGTACCAGCGTTTTCACCAGTTGCTTGAAGTTCTACCCCTAAAGGTGTGTATGTAGATGCCATAAATTTTTATCTCCTATGCAGCGTCACTATAACTTGTATTTGATCCAGTTGCAACATTAGAATACGAACCATTGGATCCTGTTGACTCATCACTATATGACGTATTTGAGCCACTGTCAACATTACTAAAAGAGCCATTTGATCCTGTATTAATATTTGCATAAGCTTGTATTCCAATTGTAGGATCTACGAAAGTAGATTGTAGTCCTGTTAGACCCATTACATCTGATGGAGTTATAGATCCAGTTGAAGATGTTGCAGCTATTCCTGTTAAAGGAACACCTATTGCAGGAACTATAGATCCTACTGCAGATGTAGATGCAACACCTGTTATATCAATTATTTGTGCGTCATCAATTTCTACTTCTCCCACACTAGCCGTTGCTGAAACACCAGTAATTGTTGCTGGACCAAATTCTAATCCTAATGTTCCTACATTAAACGTAGACGATACTCCAGATATTGATGCAGGACCAAATTCTAAACCTAATGTTCCTAAATTTCCTGAAGCTTCTTGACCTGTAATTGCTGGTGTTGAATCAATTGTAAAAGTTACACTTCCAATATTTGTAGTTGCTTCTTGACCAGATAAACCAACTGCATCTGCTGGTGATATCGATCCAACACTTGTAGTTGCATCTACACCAACAACACTTAAAACTTGATTAGGAGACTCACCCCAAGAATTATCTCCCCAAGCATCTCTACCCCAACCAACTAAAGTTCCTACGTAAGATAAAGTTGGAGTTGAAAAACTAGCTGATACTCCTGTAACAGCAGCAATTTCTATTGTTTCAACTAAAACATTTCCTACACTAGTTCTTGCGAATTTTAAAAGTTGATCTCCAGTTGGTGGGTTTGCCACCATGTCTAATTCATAAGTAACTTGTGTATTAAACGAACCTACAGAAAAAGTAGATTCAACTCCAGTTACAGCTACAGTTTCATCTGCAGCTTCATCCCAATCTGCAGTTCCCCAAGTTAATCTTCCCCAACCTGTTTTATTAAATTCTTCTGTATCACCTAAAGAGGCTGTAAGACCAAAACCTGTAACTGAAATAACAGGATCAAAACTTTCTCCCCAAGGTTCTGTTCCCCAATCATCTCTACCCCAACCTTGTTCGGCAAAAGAAACTGCTGATCCTATTGATGTGCTAGCTGAAACACCTGTTAGTGTAATTGTATTACTATCTTGTTCACCCCAAAGTCCTTGACTCCAGGTTGTACCTGATCTATTCCAAGTGTTGGCCATAAGGTTTACCCCCTTATGCTATACGAATGATTGCGTTACTTGCGTCTGCTGTTGGAAATTGAATTGTAAAAGTTCCAGAAGATACTGTTTTGTCACCACCAAAAGCGATAACAGCAACAGCTTTGTTAGATGCCGATGAATTATAAATTAATGCACCATTAGCTGTGA